AAACTCAAAAGCACTGGACCCAATGTCGATGTCATCGTCAGTGAAGGGCAGAATCGCACCGTCTTGCACACTAATTTGTCCGACGGCAGTGGACGTGACCTCGACAAAGAAGTTGATTTGATTGGTGCTGGTATCGACGAACAGAAGGTTACGTTGGTCGCTATCTGCAATACGATCAATCGGTGGACCTTCGGCAGCAGACCCATCATGTTTGTGGCCGGTGCTATTGTTAAAAGCGGCTAAGACCTGGTTGAACTCCGCGTTAAGAGGTGGAGCAGAAACGATCTCACCGTTTAATATTTGTGCTGCTGATTGTCTTGTATAACCTGCCATTATCGGTATCCTGCATCCTGATATGTGATGCCCCATCCTTGAATGGAGTAGGGAGCGTCTTGCGAGATCGACGCGATCACAAACCCTACGGCTCGACCGGAGCCTTGTAGATTCTGCTCTAGCACTGGACTAGAAGAGCCGCCAAACGTGAAGGTTGAACCAAACGTGCCACCGGTTGTAAAATATCGGAGCAACGCCCCTACGGTGGATAGTGTATAACTTCCAGGGTTAAATTTATTCGGATCGTCCCAGTCGTAATACACAGCTAAGTTAAAAGTCGAGGTTCCTTCCGGCCTAGTAAAAACACTTAACTTATGAAAATTTTTGCGTTTTTCAGTGTTGTCAAAATAGAAAAAAGGAGTTGCGTAGACTGCGATTACATCTTCACCATTAAAGCTCGTGCCGCTTTCTTGCTCAAAAACATTTCCGTCAATATCTCCGTGCAACACTCTCTCGACATTATTAATTAATCCTGATGTGGCGACAAAAGATCGAATGCCTAATAGCTCTCCAAACTCCCAACCAACCCGGTTATCGGCAAAACGCAAACCGCCAATAATCCCCTGCGCGTCAGCACTGTTTACAGTTTCAGTTGGAAAGAAATATCGGAACTGAGATTTGTTTCTGATTACAACTGAGTTGAGTAGTGACAGGTCAAAGTTATTGGGCAGATCTCGTAAAATTTGCTGGATTGGCTTAGATACGGTCTGCAACTCTACATCACCGATACGGGCGGTGCCTTGGATTGGTCGCACACCATCTGCTGCTAAAAATAAAATATCTCCACCGATTTCGATAACACTATCTGTTGCAATGCACCCAGTATTATTAGCTACCTCACTTAGAATAAAATCGCTTGAGTCGTTACCAGTTAACCTTTTGATTCTATCTTTACCGAATACAAATAGACTATCTCTAAACTTAGCTATCGCTGTGATAGCAAACCCGACATTAATTACATCACCATCATTAAATTTTAAATCTCTATTGGGTTGTGATATTATTAGATTATTGGGGTTGTCCGATGCGCCAGCTAACACGATGTGATTGCGAAAATCCGCTACGAGGGATGTGCCTACTACGTCAGCCGTCGAACCATAGGTGTAAAAGAAGTTTACAGCAGCACCGCCCACACCAGATTGATTAGCAACCGCAGAGGCCGTAGATAGATTAAATGTAAAACTGTCTGTGGTTGCGGCGGTGACGACTGTAAAATCAATGCTATTAGCAGTTTGCCCACCTAAATCCACATTAATATTTGTAAATCTAGCGGTATCTCCTGGTGACAACCCGTGTGCAGTAGAGACAACCGTAACAACTGCCGACCCACTTGTGGTCGTAAAGGGATTAGAGAGTTGACTTTCGGTATCTGCACTTGAGGTGCCTTGATTGCTAAACACCTCTAAAACAGTAGCGGTGCTTTGTCGAAAAGGCCGATTGACTCCATCTACTCCAAACACCACCTCTTTGCCAGCAAAAGAATGTTCTATAGTTCTAATTTTATTCACACCGATTGCGGATCGGGTATCAATAGAGTTAGCTGTTGAGATGTTAGACCAGCCAACGCCACTAATATGTTCAAAAATAGAGTACGCTCGACTGACCGTAAACCTGATGTTGGCCGCGCTGCTCTGTACCGAAGCGACTGATGCAGCAGAGGCACTGAACGTAAAAGAGTCTGAAGTTGCGGCAGAGGTGACAGTAAATTCTTGATTTAAATTCAAACCGCCTAAAGTGCTTACATTGGTAAAAGTTACCAACTCGCCAACCGTTAGGCCATGACCCGTCGCTGTGACCGTTACGGTTTGACTACCGCTCGTTAGCGTGATTGCACCAACCGGGAGGTCTGCTGATGTACTATCTGCTACATTACGTCTAGCAGCGTAAACTCTGTCTTGATGAATCCACAGACCTAATACCTTGCCTGTGCCTGGGACAGTAGGGTTGTCAGAGTCAAAAGGGGCAAAACCATCCAGACGACGATATCCCCCAAACTGTGATATTTCAAAGTTAGTTAATCGAATCGCAGAGCCAGGATTACTGCCAGCTAGGGTTAAGGGATCTTCGTTCGTAAATAGACCGCCCCGTGCAATAATTGTTGCATCACGGTAATTGTCAGCCATCACTTATCCCCGTGTGGATAATTAATTAGCCGACTGACTCTGGTATCCCTTACGTCTGTAAAACGGTTAACAAGAAGTTTACGCATATTTTCTACGCCCTTTTCAAATCTTTGACGGGCGATAGATGCTTGTTGTGAGTTATCTCTAAACATGTAAGCCTGGAACATAGCGCCATCAATGACTACGTTTTTAAAACTATCAGGCACAAACATTGTGTCAGAGGTATTTACCAAGTCTGACTGAAACTTAAAATAATCATAGGCGATTGTATATGCTCGGTCGGGGACGGGGCTAAAGCCAACTCTATTGTCCAAAGTCCTATAAACATAGTGAGGAGTGTCAAAGTCACCTACATTCGCATTTTCATCACGCTCGTAAAATCTTTGAATGAACGTATCAAAATTAATTTCTCTTAGACGACGAGCGTCGATATTATCTGCCGTACTTTTACGGATTCTAAACGTATCTAAATCTGCTGTTTTCATATCGCTTTCCAGCGAATAAACAGCGGTCCCGGTTGAGGTTACGATAGTTGCAGTATTATGATTGAAAGGGAACTCAAACTGCTCCTGGCCTATCTCTTGCAACGATACATTTACAGAATCTTTTACTTGTGCATGAAAACCAATAGCCGTAATAAAATCAGCAGTAGTGATCTGCACCTCATTAAGACGCTTCAAAACATCATTGACTAAGGTGATAAAAGTCGTTGCCATCTAAGCTGCCTTTAACCATCTCAAGGGGACTTCTTCACCCAGTGTATAAGAACCCTTGCCTACATCTTCGTTCACCACCATAGTAAACGTAGTGTTACCGTATGCGTGAAACTTAATCTTTTTTTCTCTGCCAAGAATCTGAATGACCTTTGCAGCTTCTTGAGCCATGCCTAGATATTCAGTGGTAGATTTGTATCTTTGTTTTTTATCACTGCTTTCGACAATAATCTGTTGTGCAGATGGATTGGCATCAATATTATTACGGTTGATGTTTTTAATTAGGCTGCCGTTAGGATCGTCTTGATATCCACAGTCAAAGCCTACAACGTGGATCTCTTTATATCCTAGCCACGCACAAAGAAAAAATGATTGGATTGTTGAGTTCGATCCTCCAGCGATGACCGGATCTGGCATCCAGTTCACTGAGGAGATTGTGTTAAATTTATAAACCTTACAGCCTTTAGCAGCATCAAACACTTCTGGTTTAATCTGGGTTGACAAAAGGTATGCTGTTTTCTTATTCTTAAAAACTCTGTTAGGTTCATTATCGCCAGCATCAACGTGGATGCAGTAGGTCGGCGTCACATTAATATTGTGTAGATACTCAACAGTCTTTGAAGCGAAAATATCCCCTTTCCAGTTTTGGATAAGAGGATGAAATTGACGGATGGAAGGACCACCGCCGCAAATTAAAACTTTATCTTTTCTTTTTCTTGCGCTATTTTTAAGTTTACCTATCCACGGCACAGGTTGATCTTTGTTGATCTCATAATGTTTTTGTAACTGTTCATCGTCAACAGCACAAACAAGTTTGATTGCCATGAATACCTCAAATGAAAGGGGAGGCCAATCAAGACCTCCCCCAGTTTACTTAAGCAAGCGTGTCTCGGTCGACTTCATTCGGGCCGAGTTTAGCAGTCATATCGGTCATGAACGCAATGACGCGAACTTGACCGGTAGCAACAGCCGTGTCACCAGCAGTGGCAATCTTGACATCAATAGTGTCAGCAGCCGAGGCCGGGTTAACGGTATTAGCGCCGAAAGGAGCCGTGCCGTTGGTGCCAACCGCCAAGAACCCAGTGCTGGTCGCATCACCACCGTCGATGAAGTCATCGCCAGCAGCAATGTCGATGTCCAAAGTGCAAACCGAGCTATTCGCAGCGACAAGCACTTCAGCAGCAGCACCGTGAAGCATGGTGTTAGCCGGAACATCAATCACCTGAAAGATGTCGCCAGCCGCCAAGGCGGAACCTTTGGCAGTGGTGGCCGCATCAAAGTCAAGAGTGAACTCAACAGTGTACGGCATTTGAGAGCCCATGCGGGCTTTGTGATTGGTGGAGGTGGCAGCGCCATTAGCAACACCACCAACAGTCATATCGACAGTAGCCATGTTCTATCCTCCTTAGCTATGCAGGTTGTAAGCAGCAGTCACCAGAGCTTCAGGGCGAAGCAACTTGCGACCGTACATGTGCAGACCACGAACAACGTCAGCAAAGCTGTCATTGTCACGATAGGTCTCGACTTTTTCGATTTGCGAAGCGGTAGCAACAGCCGAATCGTGGCCAGCGATGATGACGCCGAAGTTCGAGGACGAACCAGCGGCGGCGACCGTGCCAGGACCAGTGCCGAGAGTCGGCAGGTTGTTCGACATGTAGATGCGGAAGCCGCGAATCAAACCGTCCATGATGCGACCGTTGCGAAGAATGTCACCAGCATCTTGGCGACCGGCAAAGTCGTTGTTCAACAGTTTCGAGTTTTCATCGTTAAGGACTTCAGCAAACACCGGATCAACAACGAGCCAACGACCGTCACGATCAACATTTTGTTGGTCGAGTCTACGAGCCATCCGGTTCAGAACAGCCAACGCCGAGGAGTTGGTGCTGGTCGGAGTGGCCGTGATCGGAATAGAGTTGGCAGTCGTGGAACCGATACCCATGTCCGTCGAGG